TCTCATCACAAATTTTTAATTTCAATGCTTCCTTTGCGGTCAACCATCGATCTTCAGGGGGAAGTAAAACTTCCCGAATCTTTTTGACTGACAATCCTGTACACTTTTTGTAATGGTCAATCATCTGTTGTGTCACAATATCAAAGGCTTTCGTTGCAGCAAATAACTCATGTTGTTTACCCCATGAACCCCAAGAAAACTGGTGAGAAAGAATTGCTGTATTTGGCGTAAGAAATCTTCTTCCCTTTTCTCCTGACATGAAAATCAAAAGCCCTGCGCTGGAAACTTCGCCAATTCCAATTGTAGATATTTTAGCTGTTGCTCCACGCATAACATCAATCAAGGCAAACGCATCACTCAAATCACCACCAGGCGAATTGACTATCAATTTCATTTCCGCCCAAGGATCTTCTGACAATTCATTTTTCAATATCCATTCAATAGCAGGTTTACAAGTGTCTGTATTAATATCTCCCATGAGAAGAAACACACCGCTTTTCTCTAACGAAACGTCTTCATTCACACTCACTGTAGATGTCATATTATCAATCCTCCGTTTTAATTGGTTTATATATCAGCAACAGACAAAAAAGAATCCAACGTGGCACCATCATTATGTGCCTCGATGTTCCTTTTATTGTACTCAATAGTTTTGTAATTAAATTCGGGCATAGGCACTTCAACATAATTTCTTGTGCCCATCATTTTCCAAAACTTAAGGTCATTTTCTTTAGGGTAATTTTGATTCCATTCTACAGTAGAACTATTTTTCATAATTCGTTTCGCCTGCTTGGTTAATGGAAATATATAACGAAACATCAGCCCAGAATATTTTTCTATCCCTTTAGTTTCCATAAAATCATGTGTCAACCAGAACACTTTTTCTTTACCTAAAAACTCTGCATTTTCATGGCACAATTTGTTGGTTGTTCTTGGATGAATTTTTTCCCCTGTGGCGCTTCGATATACATACGTTTTGAAATAAGAACCATAATAAAAACTAGCCGCCTGATATACATAACCAGCCTTGCCCATAATACCATCGGCTAGAGTGTATAAAAATTTCTTTTCTGGCAGGTTCTTTTTCATCCATTTCATTGTAACAGATATAAACTGTGTCTCAGAATTTCTAGGCAATTCATCTAGCAGACATAGCTTACCTATTTCATAATAATCTTGTGTGTCCAATTCCGGAAACAATTTTTTGATAGTCCTCTTTGGTTGAGTCCCCCAACCCAACGTCATTACAGCCTTTAGTTCTCCGTCAAGAAATCCTCCCAACCAATGTTTGGTTATGACGGGCAATATAGGAGAATAATGGTTTGTATGAATAAACTTTGCTGCGTCTTGTTTAGGGATTTCCCTAAGGTCAAATTTTAACTTCATTGTCTAACCAAAAAAATCTTCTAAGGTAGAAACCTTTTCTGTGTTCCAACCAATCTTTCCTAAAATAACCCCCAACGGATCAATAAATGCTTTCTCAAATTGCTTGTCATAGTCTATATACTTATCTATCCCAAATTCAGTAGGCAAAGAACTGCTCATCGAAATTACCGACTCATGTAAAGGGTTGGGTTCTTTCAAATAAGCAAATCTAATCTTATCTCCATCTTGAATGAAAGGATACGTTGTCGTCACTTTATGCTTTTTAATCAGCTTATTATATAGCAATGCTCCCTTGACATGGATTGGTGTGCCCTTTATATACAGGTCCCTTGTGCCCTTGTATTTGTTCACCCCATTGATGCCTCGTGGAAAGGCTACCTCTTCGGCTGGTAGTCGATTGAACTCTTCCCGAAACTCTTCGATGAACCGAATAATATCATCTTCCGTTTTGTTCATCATAATCTTCATAGCTTCACGAATCTTTTCTCGACACGCTCCAGGCGTACTTGACTTGACCGCTTCAATGCCCATCCTCTTTAGCTTGGGTTCTCCATATCGCACACCCTCACTGTCATGCACATTCAAAACATAACGTTTCTTTGCAGTCCACAGCCCCTTGTCTGCAATGACCTCTCGTTTCATGAACATCTTTTGGTCATATGCATTTACATATTCTGCCATTAGCGAATATGACTTATCTATAAATGGTTCTAACTTTTCAGAACTTACCTTATCAAGAAAATTCACAATCTTTTCTAACGACTCCAAAGAAAATGCCCCCTCTGGAAACACCTTATCTACTAAATTTTCCATTGTGACATAAATCGAATCTGTATCACTAGCTACAATATAATCAACATCCTCTGTTTTTAGAATGCGATTCATATAATCATTGACCCTCTTCTCAATCCAACGAATCGACAATTGCCCTGCTTTGGTGACACCTTCTGCTTGGCGTGTATCATAGAATCTAAAATACTGATTGCCGAGTGCACCATAAGCCGAATTCAACTGAACCTTACGAGCCAACTGAACATTGTTATATCGCGCAATGTCGTTTGTGTATTTCTTGTAAAGGTAATTCTTTCCTTCTGCGACGGTATCAACCTTACCTATTTCTTCCCGTTTCTTCTGCGCCTCAATCATCAGGCTTTTATATTCACTTCTCTGCTCATACAACTCTTCCATCATCTCTGGAAGAAACCCACGAATATCTTTTCGGAAGAATTGATAATTGGGTGTAACTGTGAGATTATGTTTCTCTAATAAACTCGTATCAAAAATCTGGTCAATAATGTTTTCAATACCCGCAACTGTTTTGTGCGGACCAAGACTCATACTATCTACCACTTCTTTAGGAGCCTTTTCTCGCGGCACTAAAGTCTCAGGCGAAATGTTATATTGCATAATCAAATGAGGATATAGACTAGCCAAGTCATACGAAACTATCCACTTATGCATTCCGACAATAGGGTCTTTTACATATGCCCCAGCATAAGGAGCAATCTTTTCCTTATCATCTTTCGGGGGAAGAACAATATCCTTTTTCCGAAGATGATTGTAAATCATTGCATCCCACATACGAACTTGCGAGAACACATCATTATAATTGACCTTTGCAGAATAGGCTAATGCAAGAATCATATCAAGAAATTTCATCTTGTCTTCTAACTGCTCGACAAGCTCCACATCCTTAATGTTATAGTCAATGAATTTTTCATAATCCTGCACATACAATTGATGTAGTGAATTAAACTCACTGTAATTTACTTTGCGCTCACCCAATTCAATATGGGCAATATGGTCAAGCCTATAACTCTCTTGCTGTGTATAAGTAAATTTCTTGTACAACTCAAGATAGTCAAGAATACAAGTACCAATAAGATTGATGGCTTGTTGTTCACGCCCAAGAACAATGGCTCTGCGAATAGACGTACGGCCCCACGGGCTTAACTTACGAGCCAACTTCTCATTAAAGACTCGCGTAATTCTATTAAAGAGATATGGGATGTCGAAGAACTGTACATTCCAACCTGTAATAATATCGGGATCAACTTTTTGCCAAAGTGAAATAAACGTTTCAATCAAATCTCGTTCGTCATTGCACTTGATATATTTTACATTGTCTGCTTTGGCTTTATACTCACCACACCCAAGAACCCAGAACACATCCTTGTGTTTTATAGTGACAGCAGTAATTTCTTCGGACGCCACTTCTGGATCAGGGAACCCCCTTTGCGAATCTACCTCAATATCAATATAGGCAATAGAAATCTGTTCTCTGTCATATTCGATGTCATCATCATACTGGTCGCCAATCCAGCAATACTGAAAGTTTTGGTTTCCATATATGTCGAAGTTATCGACGTTCTTATAATTTTTAATGAACTGGCGAGTATCTTGAACAGACCCCGGCTTTACAGAATCTACTATATTGCCATCGAGCGTTCTATACTTGGATTGTTTGTCGTTGGAAGGAATGAATACAGTAGGGAAATACTCTAGTCTGTCGCTTCGCCTTTTACCATTAATGATGCCGCGAAACAATATGTTGTTGCCAACACATTGAACATTTGTATAGAAGTTTTTCATATGAGGAGTATAGCGCAGTTATCAATAAGTGTCAACAATAGAAACCAATTCTTCCTCTTCCTCTTCCTCATTTCCAGGAATGGGTTCTAATTTACTTAATAAAACTTGATTGTATTGATGAATAATATCTGGTGAAGGAGGATAAAAGTATGCCACTTTATCTTCGTGTATTTTAATTTCATTGGTATCAGACATTACCAATATATCAATAACACTGAAAGGAGTGTCTTCCTTTGGGTCTATATTTGGATTACTATTGTATGAAATCCCTAAAGGATCTTCTAATAAATAAATTTTTCCTGGGCGAGCATAAACTCTTTCCTGAACATCTCCTTCAACCGATACCTTAGATATAATCAAGAAACCTCCATCCAATGATATTATCAATACCTGTTTTCTCATTTTAATCCTCTCCTATAGTAGGCAACATTAATCTAGTTTTTGGACCAACAATACCGTCTGGAGTAATGCCGTTTGCCATTTGAAAAAACAAAACAGCTTGTTTAGTTCCTTGTCCAAAAACCCCATCTTCTAGAATATGAAAATTATGATCCTTTAAATATAAATTCAATTCTTTTTGCATGTTCAGAACATCAACGCCTGTATCAAATACATCAAGAAGTCTTGGTTTAATCGTCAACGATAGGCGCCCAGTTTTATCTAAGCCCAAGATTTCCTTGTAGTTAAAAACAGGGCAAGACTTAGCAGACACTTCACAATGCCCATGAAATGTAACATTACCTTTGTATGCAATATTAATTTGATTGCAT